CGTAAGTACAACATGATGGGCGTCAATCCCTTTATTGCTTCTGGCGGAAGCCAGTATCTGGATACTACTCAGATTCCTTCTTTTGTTGCTGCACAAAATGCTCAAGTCAAAGTTAAAGAGTATTTCGAAGGTCTGCCCTCAGACATTCGACTTGAATTTAATAACGACCCTATGCAGTTTGCCGAAGTCGTTTCTGACCCGCAAAATGCTGACTACCTCCGAGAGATCGGAGTTCTTGCACCCCTCCCTGCTGAGAAGGAGGGTGAAATACCCTCCGCTCAGCAAGGGGATAATTCCGAAAAGGCCCCCCACGCAAGTGAAGGTAGTGATCTTTTTGCTCAGAAAGAGGCTGGAAAGCCTGTTTCTTCTGAAAAATCAAATGGTTAAATCTAACGTGGCACAGGTACCTACTTGTTGTAACTGTGCCACGTGACACCAAGCGATTTTTCGACTTGGTGAAATTTCCAACTTTTTTCTCATTTTTAAGGACTAAAAAAAATGGCAAAAAATAGTGCTCGTTTCCATAGAAAAAATAATCGTTTTTCTCAGATTCCTAATTCTCCAATTCAACGTTCTGTATTTGATCGTTCTCATGACTATAAAACTACGTTGGATTCCGGTTATCTCATTCCTTTCTTTGTAGATGAAGTTCTTCCCGGAGATACATTTAAACTTCGCGTTAATGCGTTTGTCCGAATGAATACGCTTATTGCGCCATTCATGGACAACGTGTTTATGGATACCTTCTTCTTTTTTGTCCCGACCCGTCTCGTTTGGGACAATTGGCAAAAATTTTGCGGTGAGAAGAAGAATCCTGGAGATTCCACGGACTTTCTAATTCCGTCTTTGTCCGGAACTAATACGTTCACGAACGGTTCTATTTTCGATTACATGGGTCTCCCTACTGGCGTCGCATTAGACCCTGCAAATACGCCTATCAATGCTCTTCCTTTTAGATCATATAATCTCATTTATAACGAATGGTTCCGCGATGAGAATCTCATTGATTCGATTCCGGTTTTAACTACCGATGGTCCTGATCCGGTTTCTAATTACACCCTGAGGAAGCGTGCTAAGCGTCACGACTACTTTACGAGTGCTCTGCCTTGGCCTCAGAAAGGCCCCAGTGTAGATGTTGGTTTAACTGGTAATGCCCCCGTAGTTGGTTTCGATAATTCCGATACTTGGAACATTTCTAGTGTTCCTGGCGGTGCTTCTGATAATTCTTGGCGTCTCCGAGCTAATGATGGTATTAAATACGCACCTTCTATGACTTCTGAAAGTGGCATTCCCCTTTTGGCGCTTCCTTCTGCTTCTTATGTTCGTACATTAGGTTTTCAAAATCAATCTTCCGGAGAAACTTATAAACCTTTGACAGAACTAATTGGTGGTAGTAATGGTAGCTTTTATGGTTTTAATAATGCAATCTTGAAGAGTAACCATCCGGGCGGCATTTATGCTGATCTTTCCGGTGTTTCGGCTATAACGATTAATGATCTTCGTCAAGCCTTCCAAATCCAAAAATTTTATGAAAAATGGGCTCGTGGAGGTTCTCGTTACACAGAAACTTTGCGAGTAATGTTCAATGTCATATCTCCTGATGCTCGGCTGCAACGTCCTGAGTACCTTGGTGGTACTCATTCTCGTGTCAACGTCGTTCCGACAGCTCAGACTAGTAGCACCGATGCTGTGTCTCCTCAGTCTAATTTGTCTGCTTTCGGCGTTCTTGGTGATTCTGCCCATGGATTCAATAAGTCGTTTGTTGAGCACGGTTACGTTATCGGTCTGGTCTGTCTCCGCGCTGATATTACTTATCAGCAGGGATTAAACCGTATGTGGTCTCGTCGCCAGTTGTTTGATTTCTACTGGCCTACGCTTGCTCATCTTGGTGAACAGGTTGTTTACAACAAGGAGATTTATACGCAAGGTACTGCCGATGACAACGGTGTTTTTGGCTATCAGGAACGTTATGCCGAATACCGTTATAAGCCCTCCATGATTACCGGCAAACTTCGTTCTACAGACGCTCAAACGCTTGATGTCTGGCATTTAGCTCAGAAGTTCGACACTTTGCCGAAACTCAATCAAGATTTCATAGAGGAAAATCCCCCGATTAACCGTGTGATTGCCGTTCAGAATGAACCTCAGTTCTTTGCGGATTTCTGGTTTGATTTGAAGACCTCTCGACCCATGCCGGTCTACTCTGTGCCCGGACTCGTCGATCACTTCTAATCTCGATAGAGCCGGGTTATTCTGTTTTTACCGAGCCGACGCCCGCAAGAGGCAAGCGGGGCGATGGTAAACACGGAAATAACCCGGCGATCCAACTCTGTTAAAAGGACTACAAATTATGGGTTTATTTAGTTCTATCGGTAATGCGATTAGTTCGGTTACGAAGCCCGTTTCTAGTTTCCTCTCTGGTTCTGGAATTGGTGATCTTATGGGTTTCGGTTCCGATGCCTTAGGTCTCTATAACGATTTGACTGGCAATTCTGCGAAAGTGCAAAAGAAGTTGATGGCTTATCAGGCTCAGCTTCAAAATGAATCGTGGAAATACCAGATGTCTAATCGCCATCAATTGGAGGTTGGAGATTTAAGAAATGCTGGTCTCAATCCTATTTTGTCTGCTAATTCTGCTGGTAGCGTTGCTGCTGGCATTCCTAATGGTGCATTGGCAGATTCTGATAGTGCTCGTTATGGCGCTCGCTCTTCTGCCGCTTTAGCTCGTCAAAATGCGGCTCAGGTTGCTTCTTTAATTCAAACTAATGCTAGTACTCAGGCTCGAAATGAGGCTGAGGCTAAAGCCGCGATAATGAATGCAGAGAGTAATCGAATGTCGGCGGTAGCCGGTGCTAATCGTAATAATGCGGAAGCCGGTTATGCGGCAGTTAGGTCTAAGAATGAGGCGCTTTATCCGAATAATCAGCCTACGCTGTTTAAGTATCTTAATTCTGCAAAAGGTATGCTCGATTCGATTGAGGATTTTTTAGATCGCCGTTATGGATTGCCCTCTAACGCTTCTCCTGAGCGTAGGAAACGTTATGAGGTGTATATCAATGGAGTAGGTAGTCGGCATTAAGAAAGTCGCTCATAGAGCGTTTTTGGAGCTTATAGGAGGATTTATGAAAATCACGACAGATTGGTTGGATCAATTCTTTAATATCTTTTCTAAGTTAGGTAAAATGCTCTTGTATCTTTATCAACTTTTTAGAGGAAAATTATGAGACGCCGTCGTTTATCCCGCAGAACTTCCCGCCGTTTTTTCCGTAAAGGACTCAAGGTTCGCCGTCGTAACCTCCGAGCGAGACCAATGAGAGGTGGATTCAGAATTTGAGGTTCAACGTGGAACGGAAGGCGTCACAAAATGGCGCCTTTTTTTTATGACTTGTTACCACCCAATTACTGCGTATTGGAGCAGGACGTTAAAAACTAAACTTGGTACCCCTGCGATTACGTTTAAATATGCTGATGCTGAACCGGAACTCGGAGAGTTTCAGATTCCATGTGGTCAGTGTATTGGCTGTCGTTTAGATCGCTCGCTGGATTCTGCTGTGCGAGCCCACCATGAGAGTTTGTTATATGATCGAAATTACTTTCTCACACTCACGTATAGTCCGGAGCATTTGCCTCCTTTTGGTTCTCTCATCCCTAGGGACCTCACTTTGTTTTGGAAAAGAATCCGAAAACGTGGAGTTAAGCTTCGTTACATGGCTTGTGGAGAATATGGGGATACTTATGGTCGTCCCCATTACCACGCTATTATTTTTGACCTGCCTCCTCTCGAACTTCGCCAAATTGGCACTACCAAAACTGGATTTCCTACTTTTGTTAGTGACTTATTTGCTGAATGCTGGCCTTTTGGTTTCCATACTCTTAATTTCGTCTCTTTCGAGTCATGTGCTTATGTTGCCCGCTATGTAACTAAAAAAATACTCGGTGATGGAAAGCAAACCTATGAAAAGTTCGACCCTGAAACTGGTGAAGTTGATTGTCGTGTGAAAGAATTCTCCAGATGGAGTACCAAACCCGGTATCGGTCATGACTATTTCATGAAGTATTGGAAGGATTTCTATAAAATTGATTGTTGTTTAATTAACAACAAAAAGTTCAAAATCCCTCGTTATTATGATCGATTACTTTTAAGGGAACACCCTGATGTTTTTGAAATTGTTAAGCAAAAACGG